AAATAATCCAAGAAGCGCATGAGCGATGTCAGTTGGAAGTTCGCGAAGGCTATGATTTAAAATCAGCCAAGCGTTCTTTAGATTTGATGTTTGCAGAATGGGCTAATCGTGGATTGAATCTATGGACCATTGAGTATGCTACACAGACTTTAACAGCTGGTACAAATTTTTATTCAATTGATCAAAAAGTAGTAGATATAGTGGATGCAGTGGTAACAACTACTGCTGGTGCTACATCTAATCTTGAAGGAAATAGCGATACAACAGATGTTGCTATGAATAGAATTTCTAGAACTGAATATTTAAATTTAAGCAAGAAAGAAAATTCATCCAGTGGTGATGGAAGACCAGTACAATTCTCTTTAATTCCAGGACAAGTTACTGTTGGAGGATCTTCTTCAACTGGTCGTCCTGAAAATGATATGACATTATTCTTATATCCAAGTCCGGATAAAGCTTACATATTTAAATATTTTTATATTGGAAGAATACAAGATGCTGGTGCTTATACAAATAACGCTGATGTACCTTTCTATTTTCTTCCATGTTTGACTGCAGGATTGGCTTATTATATAAGCTTAAAGAAAGCACCAATGTTAAGTGCAAACTTAAAAGCGGTGTATGATGAAGAATTTGAGCGTGCTGCGGATAATGACCGAGAACGAACGTCGTTCAGAGTTGAACCAGCGCAAGCATATATACCGTAGGAGGAAATGTGGTAAAATGTGAAAAATGCGGTTGTGATTGCGATTGTAAAGACAATTGTCAATGCACAAACTGCGAATGTAAAAAGGAGGAAAAATGAGTAATCCAAATTGGAACAAGGATTCTAACGCCGGAAGAAGTTCTAAAGGTGGAGTAAAAGGAAATTGGAGTGATAGAGGGACTATCTCAATTCCTGATGCTAGCCCTAAGGAAAAAGAAAAAGCTGTCTCTATTGCTGTAGGTACTGTTAAAGGAACTACGCAAGGAATGGGTGCGGCTACTAAAGGTGGTAAGTATAGTTGGGTTGGACCTAAAGATTCTAAATGGTAGGGTAAATGGCTTACGCTAAAGGAAAATACGCTAAATTTATTTCTGATCGTAGTGGAATGGCCTTCCCCTATAATGAAATGGTAAAGGAGTGGAATGGTTCACGCGTTCATAAAAGTGAATTTGAACCAAAAACAGCACAGGACAATCCTAAAAGACATATGTCTGATACAGAAGCATTGCAGTTTGCAAGGCCAGCTAGAACAGAAAGTGCAGTTGCAACTTTACTTCCTCGTAATCCTTTTAGGTTTACAGCTAGTAGTACAACAGTATCAGTATTTGAACCAGATCACGGAAGATCTAGTAGTGATACTGTAAGATTTAGGGATGTTACTGGAGCTTTATTCGGAGCTTCTGTGACTGAATTAGAAGATTCAGATGGATATAGCATCACAAAGACAGATGATGATTTTTATACTTTCACGGTGTCAACGACGCCAGGAACAACAGGAAATGGCGGTGGAGGATATTCCTCTGCTGGACCAGCAACATTGAGTAATTAATGACTACATACGCAGAATTAACAACACAGATTTTAAATTATACTGAAACAAGTACAGATGTTCTGTCCTCAACTATTACAGATGATTTTATTGAGCATACTGAAAACAGGATATTAAGGGATGTTGATATTGATGCATTTAGATCATACCAATATGCAACTGTAACAGCGGACAGTCCTTTCGTTTCATTACCTGGTGGGTCTTCACCGGATCCAACTTCACTTGCTACAATCAGAACAGTACATATTTGGCCTGCTTCTGGTGCGGCAACAAGAACATTCTTGGAGCAAAAAGATGTTTCTTACATGAATGAATATTGGCCCAATAGAACATCCACTAGCACGCCAAAATACTGGGCATGGTGGGATCATAACACAATTTACCTTGCGCCAACGCCGGATTCGGCTTATAATATAGAGGTAGGAATTACTAGATTATCAACAAGACTTTCCAGTAGTAATACAACTACATGGTTGGGCAACAATGCTCCATCAGCATTATTATATGGATGTCTTGCCGAAGCCTTCAAATTCTTGAAGGGACCAGCTGAAATGCTGCAATTATATGAACAATCATATCAACGTGCCATTCAAGGATTGGCTATTGAACAATCTGGAAAGCATAGAAGAGATGAGTATATGCAAGGGGAATTAAGGATTCCTTTGCAGCAAGAACAGAAATCCACAGGAGGATAGAACATGGCAATAACCCAAGCTGTCTGTACCAGTTTTAAACAGGAAATACTTGTCGAAGGACATGATTTTACGGCTACAACTGGTGACACTTTTAAAATTGCATTGTATTCAAGTTCAGCTTCGTTAGATGCTTCTACAACCGCTTATTCAAGTTCAAATGAAGTTTCTGCTTCAGGAACTTATACAGCTGGTGGTGGATCGCTAACAAGTGTAACACCAACTACTTCAGGAACAACTGCTCTTTGTGATTTTTCTGATATATCATTTACATCAGCGACAATCACGGCAAGAGGCGCAGTAATTTATAATAGTAGTAATTCTAACAAGGCAGTATGTGTGTTGGATTTTGGTGGCGACAAGACGTCAACAAGCGGAACGTTTACAATTCAATTCCCAGCAGCAGACTCAAGTAATGCTATTTTAAGGCTGGCATAGGAGATTAATTTATGGCTCTAGTATTAGATGACAGAGTAAAGGAAACATCGACAACGACTGGAACAGGTACGCTTGATTTAAGCGGAGCTGTTTCAGGATTCCAGACTTTTGTTGCGGGAATTGGTGATGGCAACACGACATATTATGCCATTGTCAACCGTGATGAAGCGGAATGGGAGACCGGTCTTGGAACTGTAACTGATGCTTCAACTGATACCTTAGCAAGAACAACCGTTATTGCAAGCTCGAACAGTGATTCTGCTGTAACTTTCAGTGCTGGCACAAAAGATGTTTTTGCAACATTGCCGGCAAGCAAGGTTGGTCATCTAGACGGAAGCAATGACTTTATTCTAGGTAGAGGTGCGGCAGGTGTTGACTATTCTTTAAAATTTGATGGTGAAACAAGTGACGGTGTCATTACATGGATGGAAGATGAGGATCATCTTAAGATTGAAGATGATGTTGTAGTAGATAGTTCCAAAAGAATATATTTTTATGATGAAGGTGGAGAATATATTTATGGTGACGGAACGGATTTATATTTAACTTCTGGCGCTGATATCAATATTCCTGCCAATATTGGCATGACCTTTGGTAATGATGGAGAGAAGATTGAAGGTGACGGCACTGATTTAACTATCAGTGGAAATAATATTAATTTAACAGCTACGGCTGATGTGGTTATTCCAGCCAATGTAGGAATTACTTTTGGCACGGGAGAAAAGATTGAAGGGGACAGTACAAATTTAACTATCACCTCTGGTGCTGATATTGCATTGACAGCGACTTCAGATATTAATGTTCCAGCAGATGTTGGAATGACATTTGGTGATGACGGAGAGAAGATTGAAGGAGATGGAACAGATTTAACTATCAGTGGAAATAATATTAACTTGACCGCAGTTGCGGATGTTAATATTCCATCTGGTGTTGGACTAACTTTTGCTACAACAGAAAAAATAGAATCAGACGGGACAGACTTATCAATTACAGTTGGATCTACTGGGGATATTAATATTCCAGCAAACATTGGAATGACCTTTGGTAATGACGGAGAAAAGATTGAAGGAGACGGAACAGACTTAACGATCGCTGGTAATAATATTAACTTGACAGCCGTTGCGGATGTAAACATACCGTCAGGCGTTGGAGTTACATTTGCTACAACAGAAAAAATTGAATCAGATGGAACTGACTTGTCAATCACAGTTGGCAGTGGCGGTGACATTAACATTGGATCAGACATCGGTTTAACATTCGGCAATGATGGTGAAAAGATTGAAGGTGACGGAACAGATTTAACAATCGCTGGCAATAACATTAATTTGACAGCCGTTGCGGATGTTGTCATTCCAGCCAATGTAGGAATAACATTTGGCACGGGTGAAAAGATTGAAGGCGACAGTACAAATTTAACCATTACATCCGGAGCGGACATCGCGCTAACAGCAACATCTGATGTAAATTTACCCAACAATGTTGGAATGGTATTTGGAGATGATGGAGAAAAGATTGAAGGCGACGGAACGGATTTAACAATCACTTCCAGTGGAGTTCTTAATCTTGCGGCAGGTGCAGCAAATCAAGTTAAAGTTACTGACGGGGCAATTCTGCCAATTGCGGATGCTGACGTGAATTTGGGAAGTGCTTCCTATCAATTCAATAACGCTTGGATTAATGGAACATTGGAAGCGGACGCAATAACAATAGGTGGCACGGCAGTCACGGCAGGTGGAGCTACACAGGGCTTTAGTATAGCCATGGCCGTTGCGTTATAGTATAAGGAGGATAAATGGCACAGGATTTTAGGAATGTAGTAGCAAGGTCACAGGGAACCACGGCAGCAGGTATTTTGACTGCGGGTAACTATGATGCAGTTATTGGTATTCGTGTATGCAACATTCTCACAACAACAGTAAAAGTGGATATTTATGTGGTAAGGAGTACGGCAAACTACTACCTATGCAAAAATACCCCAATT